CCCGCCGGCTGGCTGACCGGGAGCACCGGCTCCATGGACAAGGAAGCCGCCATGAAGCTCTCCGCCTGCAACCGGGCGGTGAACTACCTCAGCGATATGGTGGGCATGATGCCCATGAGTGTGCGGAACTGGCACACCCAAGAGGAAGTCCAGGACCACTATCTGGGCAATATCCTGTGGAACCGGCCCAACGAGGCCATGACGCCCTTCACCTTCTGGAAGCTGATGGAGTGCAACCGGCTGCTGTTCGGCAACGGCTACGCCTACATCCACCGGGACGGAAACGGCCGTCCTGTGGAGCTGATCTGGCTGCCGCCGGACTGTGTGGAGCCCTATCTCGCGGCGGATGGCCGCCTCCTGTATCGCTTTTTCCACCCCACAAACGGGCGGGGCTACCTGCTGGACCCCATGGAGGTGCTGCACTACAAGGCATACACCGAGGACGGCATCCATGGTATCAGCGTCCTGCGGCACGCCAGAGACACCCTGGAGGCCGCGGCGGCCAGGGAAGCCTATGACAAAGCCGTCTACCAGAATGGAGGCAGCCCCGCCGGCACACTGGAGACAGACACGGACCTGCGCGGCTACGCAAAAGGACCGGACGGCAAGCCACTGCAGCGCTCTGACGGCAGCTATGTGACGCTGAAGGACAATCTGCGGGGGGAGTGGGAGCGCGTACACAGCGGTGCCGCCAACGCGTTCCGCGTGGCGATCCTGGATCTTGGCCTGACCTACAAGCCCATTGCCGTCAACAATCGGGATGCTCAGTTCGTGGAATCCAAGGCCATTTCCGTTGAGGATACTGCTCGGTTCTTCGGCATCCCGCTGAATAAGCTCTTCACCGGCAAACAGTCCTACAATTCCAACGAGGCCAACTCCCTGGACGTGCTGACAGACACCTTGCAGCCCACCATCACCCAGTACGAGCAGGAGGACAAGTGGAAGCTGCTGACCACCTCGGAAACGGGAAGCGGCCTCTATATCCGGCGGAACATGATGGTGACCCTGCGGTCTGACACCGCTGCCAGAGCAGCGTGGTACAAGACTATGCGGGAAGTCGGCGCGTATGATGTGGATACTATTCTCCACAAGGAAGGCGAGCCCGGAACCGGGACGCCCGGCGGTAAGAAACGCCTGTACAGCAAGAATTTTGACGACCTGGAGAACCTGGGCAAACCCCAGACTCAGGCGGGAGGTGCAATGTGATCATCAAAAAAGCGACCCCGACCGGGACCGCCAAAGCTACCGAAGCGGACCTGGCCCTCATCAACCAGTACACATTGACCCCGCTGACGGCGGAGCAGGTGTACGTTTTTGCCGTGAAGCTCTGTGACAACGCGCCGGATCGGGACGACGAGGCCTTTTCCAAGGCTTCCCTGGAGGCGCTGCAGCCCATGTATGTGGGCAAGCCCGGTATCTTCGACCACTGCTGGTCCGCCAAGGGACAGAGCGCCCGCATCTTCCGGAGCGAAGTCCTGGAAGGCAGCGGGACGGCCGCTCTGGAGAGTGAACCGTACTGCTACCTGAAGGCCTGGGCCTATGTGGTGCGGACGGAGGAGACCGAGGATCTGATCGCCAAGATCGACGGCGGCATCCTGCGGGAAGTTTCCGTGGGATGTGCCTGCAGGAAGAGAGTCTGCTCAATTTGCGGGAACGAGTTTTGGACCGCAGACTGCGATCATCGCAAGGGCAATGAGTACGACGGAAAGATTTGCCTTGGCATCCTGACAGACCCCACGGACGCCTATGAGTGGTCCTTTGTGGCCGTCCCCGCACAGAGAGCGGCGGGCGTGACCAAGGGAATGGACCCTGATCGTTTACCCGGCGGTTCGGACACCGCTGCAAATATGGCAGACGAGGATCTCGTCACTGTCGAAAAACTACGTTTTGGAGGTATTTAACATGGACATGAAGAATCTGATCGACCTGAAGAACAAGCGCAAGATCGCCGTTGACGCCATGGAGGAGGCCCGCCAGGCCAAGGTCAGCGCCAAGGCCGGCGGGGATGCGGAGGCTTTGAAGAAAGCCGCAGCGTCCTTTGACGAGAAGAAGGCTCTGGTGGCCAGCTTGAACGAGGAGATTGAGGACGCGGAGTCCGTCATTGCCGAGAAGGGCCGTTTTGACGGCAAGGACGGCCACTTTGTCACACTGGCGGAGAAGAAGGAGAAAGAGAAGGAAGATCTGATGGGCCGTGCCGCCCTGGACAAGATCCGCGGCGACAACGAGTACATGATCTCCTTCCGGAAGGCCCTGCAGACCCACCAGCGCCCCGACACCGCCATGGCGATCGAGGAGTTCAATCCTCTGACCAAGGCGCTGACCATCACCGGCGGCAGCACCGCGGGCGAGGACGGCGGCTTCCTGGTCCCCCTGGACTTCGATAAGAAGATCATTGCGGAGACCAAGGACTTCTTGGACATCTCCACCCTGTGCAACACCGAAATGGTGACCACCAACAGCGGCTGGCGTGCTGTGGAAGTCGCCGGCCAGCGGACCAAGCTGCCCAAGGTGGACGAGATGGCTACCATCGGCAAGAACAATCAGCCCAAGTTCAAGAAGGTGACTTTCACTCTGAGCCAGTACGGCGACCGCCTGCCGGTTTCCAATCAGCTGATCCAGGATGTGGATTACCTGATGACCTACCTGGCTGGCTGGTTCGGTCCCAAGCTGATCCTGACCAAGAACGACCTGGTGCTGACGCTGCTGAAGGCGCTGACCTTCACCGCACAGACCGCCACCACCGACGCCGAGAAGGTGAAGGCCATCAAGTCCATCCTGAACAAGAGCCTGAACACCGCCCACAGCCGCGCCGCATCTCTGCTGACCAACCAGAACGTCTATGACGAGATGGACGGTTGGGTGGACGGCAATGGCCGCCCCATGCTGGTGCCCGACGTCTCCGGTGACTTCGACCGCTTCAAGGGCCGTCCTGTCCGCTATGCTGATAACGACGAAATCGGCGAGATCAGCAAGACCGTGAGCACCACCACGACCAAGTATGACCCCCTGTTCATCGGCAACTTCCGCAACTTCGCCACCGTGTTTGACCGCGGCGTGCTGGAGATGGCCTCCACCAACGTGGGCGGCGACGCCTGGGCCACCAACTCCACGGAGATCCGCGTGATTGCCCGCCTGGATGCCCAGCAGATCGATGGCAGCGCCGTTGTTGCAACCGGCTACAAGCAGAAAGCCTGATCGGAGGGTAAGCGATGAGCGAGCTGACGGATGCGCGGAAGGCGGAGCTGCTGGCTTACTGCCGGATCGATGCGGTGGAGACTGGCGAGGCAGCGCTGATCCAGACCCTGTACGATTCCGCCCTGGGCTATATAGACCAGGCAGGCGTCAGCGAACCAGCAGCGGGCACCCCGCGCCGGGCACAGTATGACCTTTGCGTCAACTACCTGGTGCTGGACGCCTATGACCGGCGGGATATGACCATCACCGGCACCACCGTGGCGGAAAATCCGGCATTCCGCCGAATCATGAACCAGTTGAAGCTGTCTGAACCTGTGTCCGAATCGGGCACATGACAAAATGCCGCCCCGGTCGATGAACCGGGGCGGCATTGGGGAAGATTATCGGATATCCAGTTTTTCCAGGAGCGCCTGCTCCAGCACCTTGGACAGGTCCAGACTGTGCTGAAATGCAAGCGTGTCCAACCATCCGGGGAGTTCAACCTCCACGGAGACCCAGGTGGTGTCCGTCTCCATGGTGCTCACCGCTGTGGGGCCGGACCGTATTCACGGGCCATGGCGTCCCGGGTCACGATCCACTGCTTCCCGAATTTCTGCACATCCACACCCTCCACCAGTTTTTTATACTGCACAGCTTTGCGGAGGGTGCTCTCGCTGAGACCCCACTGCTCGGTGGCGTCCGCGAAGGAAAGCAGACGGTCAAACGGTGATGCGACTGGCTGTCCGTTGGCCCAAAGCTCCTCGCCGTCCAGATCCAAGT